GTGGTGGAGGTGGTGGAGGCATACTGTTTATTGCACCCTGTAGTGCCGCCTGAGCACCACCAATTCTTGATCCACCAATTAAATTATTTACTATTTGTTGTGCTTGAGCAGCATTTCCTGCTCTAATAGCATTTTGTGCAGCGGCAATTTGCTGATTTCTAGCATCTATTTCTGCTCTACTTAATGCCATCTTATATCTCCGCCAAATGTAGTATTGTTTCTACAGAAGAATTACTCTTTTGATATTCAATATTATATATGACAAATCTTTTATCAACAGAAGATATTACATTTTTATCTTGATTATTTTTATAATTGATGCTTACTATATCTCCTAATTGAACATTGCTGGTTGCAAATGATAAAACTCCAACAGTTTTTTTAGGAACCATCACTCTTCTTATTATCCAGTCCATTGCATCCTCTGCTGCTGAATCTGATTGCAAATATACTCCCTGTATATTAAATGCATTTCTTCCATGCTTATTCCTACTATTTTCTATATCAACATATAGCCTTTGATATTCTTCTGGATTTGTTCCTTGACCGTAAAATCTATTTATCAGATTACTATTCTTTTTAAAATAATCATCTACAGTAAGAGTATATGTTGTATTTTGTGTAAAAGCAATTCCTAATATTCTCAGATAGTTTCCTGTTGTATCATCAAGCGTTAGGAATTTATCTGTTGTATTAAATATTAAAAATTGAGCGCCATAAGATCCAGCAAAAAATCCAGATACGCTGTAACCCTTTACCCTATTTAAAGTGTCTGCGATTTTTGAATATAGTGATGGATATGCTCTGTCATACTTTATATCAAAATAGGCTGCTTCTCTCATAATTGTCCCAAATTCTTCATAAAAAATGCTATATGTTGGAGAAGATTCAGAACTAATACCTCTTAGGTATGTATTTTGTATGATTCCACTAAGAGAATATTTTCTAATTGCCTCTGTTTCTGTTATTTGTTCATCTCCAAATATTTTAGAAACAGGTAGTTGTAAAGATCTAGAAGAATTTTCTGCAAAATTATCTGAAAGTGCATATACATTTTCAAACATGCATCTTGATTCTCCGCGAACAAATAATGCAAGATTATTATATTCTGGCAATGGATTGTCGTCATCAACAATTGCTATTTGCTTATCATTTAAGTATAAATAAAATCTTCTTGTTGTTCCCACATTTATATATTCCACGGCTAAGTCATAAACTGTATTTTTTGTTGATGTAGAAAGCCTGCGTTGTGTAGAGAATGTCCCATCATCAACTATAATTCCAGAAAGACCTCTATAGATTATTTCTGGAATTGCTATATTGTCTACTGCTGTTACATTTCCCAAGGAGGTTAAACTTGTTTCAGCAATATTTGATCCAGTCTTTGTATAAGATATTGTATTATTTGTTGTGTCAGAAATAGTAAACGTACCGTCGAAATTAGTATCCCCTATATTGACAACAACCTGCTCTCCAACCAAAAATGAATGATCCCTCAAGGTCGTTAAAGTAGCCAGGTTGTTTGTCTTTTCTTTTGAAATTATTTCAGAACTATTTTTTCCTGCAACAACTTTGTAAAAGAAAACATCTGATATTTGAGGATCTGCATCAGCAACTACAGAAACCCTTCCTCCAGAATCTGCAATTGTATTTAAAGGTATATACTGCATTAATCCAGTTCCATCTACTGCTGTTCCAGTAGTAGTCTTTTTTATTCTAACTGTATTAATCTGTACTGTTGCGCTTCCAGATGCTGATACTACAGAATCTGTTACAGAACTTTGCACTCTAAATGTCGTTGGACTTGGTGTGTCATATATTTTAATTGAAGACCAATTATAAGATTCTGGATCTATTCCTTCAATTTTTACGGTCTGACCAGCAAAAAATCCGTGATTTGTTGATGTTGTATATGTAACATATGTTCCATTAGAAGATACTCCAGAAATACTTTTTTGATCTGTTGTAGACCCTGTTGATTCCACGATTAACTCTGTACCATTAAATGCAGAAGAAAGTTCTGTAACTGTGATTATCTGACCAGCAGAAAGTAAATTTTCTGTTACAACATAATCTGTAAAACCATTGTCAACAGAATATGCATTTACCACAGATAAAATCTGTGCTGCAACAGCACCATTTGTAGGTATAGAGGCGTTTTCATTTGTTCCAGAATTTGCAACAGTAAAACTACTAGAATTAGCAGAAACAATAGTAGCAGATGAAATATTAAATGATGCAGTATTTATTCCAGATATTTTAACCTTTTGTCCAGGGGCGAAGGAATTTTTTGCAATATAAGTTATTATGTTAGCATTTCTGCTTGCGGCAGTTATTTTTGCAGAAACAACAGAATTTCTGTCTGTTCTACATTTAAAAGACTTTCTATCTTGAGAAATTTCTGTTACCAAAAATTGTCCGTTTAGCCTAGTATTTGTCTGACTGCTTCTATTCTTATCAATAAGACCTGATATTGTTACAATATTATTTTCTTGTAACGTATGCTGTGTCTTTAATGTAACAATCATTTCATCATTAATTGATTGTGTAACTGGACTTTTTACAATATCATATGTAACATTGTTAGAATTATTTTTATACCCAGAGAAATTTTGCTGAGATAAAGCCATTATTTCAAAATAATATCCATTATTTGTTTCTTTATTTACGTTTATTCCAATGCCGCCGCTACCTCCAGTAATGGATATAGCAGCATCTGGATTTTCTGAAGAAATAGATCCTGAAGGATATGGAATAAATGATCCGTTAGGAGTTTGACCTTTATTTGTTCCAGACTCTATCTTGCCAATAATTCTCATTCTTGTTCCAAAATGTTTATATGGCTTGTTTAATTCTTTATATGAATATGAAACAAAGTCTTTTGGATTAATGTCTGTTGGAAGAGAGGGTCCACTAAAAACTAATGCGGAAGATTGAATAGATCCAGATAGAGCACTTTTATAATAATTTGTTTCGTTTTCTGTTATGTTAGTGTTTGCCATAAAATTCTTTATTACGCCATTTCTTGTTGCCTTTATTGCAAAATCATTTGCGACATATTGGTTTGATCCAATATTTCTTCTTTTTCCTGCGGGACCAACAATTCTATCTTCTGGGTAACTTATATTTAAATTTGTGTTAAACAAATAATCTGATGTATTTTGTATACATCCTCTTACATTGTTGTCATTAATCCAGGTTGAGTTTTCTCCAATTCCATATTGGTGCTCAACTATTTCTGTTCCAAACTGTCCTCTACCATGCTCCTCTATTTCTCCGTTGTTAAATTTTGCATATATTCTAACTCTACCTGTTGGATACATTTTTCCATTAAATCTCATTCTAGAAAAATATTTTTGATATTCTTGATTATTAGTTATCCAAACATTTCCAACGCCAGAAACTGAGTATTCTACAGCATCATATCTAATTATTTCTCCAGCAGAATAAAAATAGCCAGAATAATTTGATATCCAATAAACATTTTCACCAAAATCGATTATGTTATTAACGACTTCATTATTAACAATTGATGGAACCTGAGAGGTTAGTGTTGCTCTAATAGGTGCGGCAGACAAAACATACCCACCGCCTGACTGAGAGCCTAACTGATTAATTGTTTTTTGTGATTCTTGTCCAGCAACCTCCCATAAAAGAACTGGCTTATATATATAGGTTTTATATTCATCAGTATATAAAGATTGATTTATAGATCCTAGTGATCTTTGAATATATCTTGTTGTGTAATTTATTTCTCCATCATTATATACACTTTTGTCAATAGAAGAAATGTTAACAATATTTGGTAATGCTAAAAGTTCTCCTTCCATTTCTTCTTGTCCATATAAAACTTTATTTGTTTCTCTTTGTGTTTCATCTGGCATTATATAGTTTTTAGACATAACTACAAAATTGTTGTATTCGTCAAAGAACATGGAACTTTGAGATGATAAGGCTAATTGTTCTAGTACCTCTGCAATATTTTGATCTGGACCAACAAAAAAATATGGAATAATTAATTCATTTTCCCCGTCAATTCTCTTAAATATGTAATTACTAAAACCAATATTATCTAATAAAATAGTTATTGCATAACTTAATGAAACATCTGTTAATAAAATTTCAGGTGCTTTTTTTGATTCTAAAAGATAAAATAAATCTCGTAATTCTATATCAAGTACACTAGAATACTCTGTTATTTGTGGAAATTCTTCTGAATATAAAGTTTTTATTGGAATATAATAGTCTTTTCCAGAAACATTTTTTACAACATCATAAAATAAAAATTTGGCCCTCATATCTAAATAATTAGAAATGATACTTCCTTTTCCAGTTTCTTCATCAAAAGTGTTTCCTTCATTAAAAGATAAATCTTCATCAAAAAGAACTATGCTTCCAGTTGATGCTATAAGATTTCCTGTTGGCATAGAATGATTTCCTAAATCTGATAAAGTTTTTTTAACAGTAAAAGAAACTGCGCTGTTTGTTATGTCTGCGATAATTCTTGGAGAAATTTCTATCAAATCAAATGTGGAGTTTATTTTATTCATAGTATCCACAACAATTCTTATTCCATAAACAAAATCAAATTCTCTAAAAATTTTTTCAGAATTTTCTATAAAAAAAGATGGATCGGATAATTTTTTAACTATCTTTGTTCTTGAAGAAGTTTCATTTTGTACTAAAGACCAACTGTATTCTGGATCAAAAACTAGCCAGGTTGCCCCATCGCTAACATATAAAAATCCTCTATCGTCAGCATTTTCTATAATTAAATATGATGTTCCAATAGGTGCTACGTCAGGCAGTAAACTAACTGTTGCTAAAGTATCTGCAAGAACAAATGTTTCCTCATACCCTTGTGGAATATTTAAACCATACTCAATCTCAACAGTTCCATCACTTCCAATTATTGGTTCGCCATTATCTCTCAAAGACTGTTCATTAAAAGATATTGCTTCTACCCAATTATTATCTTTGTCAAGAATTTCTATTTTCCAACGGGAAGGGGTGGTTTGATTATTATATCCATACAATGGATCTGGGACTGAAGAGTTTTGTCCAATTCTAATATCACCAATATTTTCTTTTCCAACATTCGTTTGCATCTTTATTACTATTTTGTTTGCTGGAACTTTATCACTGTATACAACAAATGGAGCAGCGTCATATATATAATACAAATTGTTTTGTTGAATACTAGCAATACCATATTCTTGATTTACTCCATCAACAACATCAGTTCTATATGAAGTCCAATACTTAAAATCATCAAACTTAGAGGACATATAGTATCTAGGTCTATTTGCTATATTGACAGGTACAAGTTCTCCAGATTCTGATCTTGTTGTTATGCTATCTATATATTGATTTGATCCCCCTGCTGCCCCCGATACACCCAAATATAAAAGTTTGTTTATACCAGATCTTGGTCTATTTTTTTTAAAACAATCTGCTAAAGAATAAAGTATTTCTTGTTTTTCTTTTTTTGCAGTAAATAACAGAGGGGTATCGTTATCATCAAAGCCAGCATTTATGGCAATATTTGAATCTGTTGCGCCAGTATAGTCATTTAATACATCGTTGGGATCATATATTGGTCTAATAACCGCATAATTTGGATTATCTGATCCTGGCCTATATCTGTAGTTTCCAATTTTAGATATATTAGCAGAATCATTAAGATTCCACTCTACATAAACATATTGGTTATTCTCAACAAAGTGGGATGTTTTTAGAAAATTTTCTAATTCCTCTGATTCAAACACCTATACTTCCTCCAGCGAAATAGAAATGTTCCAAAAATCAAAATTATCTGTTCCTCTTTTTTCTATTGAATATTCAAAACCACTAAAATACATCATTCTCACATCGTTGTATACCCCCAGATGATCAAATGAACTATCAGTTATCTCTCCTTCTGTTTTAAAGGAGTCACTATTATATTTGTCATATCCCAAATAAACATAAAATGGTCCAGGATGGTTTTCATACCAATCAAGCAACTCTACTCCGCCAGCACCGCCATCGACAGTATATTCTCTATCACCAAGAATAGTTGATGGGTTTCCATCAATATCAAAATTTACGTTTCTTGAATATGATCTTGAAGGAAGTCTTTGCCATGAAACGCTAAGGGATATTTTGTTTGCAATAAAGTATGATCTCATGGTTCCATTAATCATTCTTTGTCTGCTTTCTATTCTTTGTTGAGAAACATTTATTTCCCCGCGATTATGATCAGAGACAATGATGAAATCTTCTTTTTCTTTTCCTATTGGAAATCTTATACCGTCTTGTATTGTTCCAAAATTGTCTGACCAGAGCATGGCCTGTGGTCTAGAATATTTCTTTCTTCCAGAAATATAGGAAGCAGAACTAGAAGGGTTTTCTGGATTTATCTGCATTTTATTATCCTAGTCTCCTAATTGCTCCATTGTCTATATTTCTCATTTTAAGCACAACCTTATTTGCTATTTCATCTACACTGGCATTGGTTCCATTTATTGCAAACTTCATATCATAAGTATTATACACTGGTGCATTGATATTGGCGATACTATTAGAAGAAGAAATATCTGTTGAAACAACTGGTCTGTCAGATATGCTATAACGTGGTAAAGAAAAAGATCCTTGATTTATTGAATCCATCATTGATGAACCATATTTCTTTACCATTGCTTTTCTAACAACAAATTCTCCAGGAGTTAGCATAGCAGGAATAGAGTCCCTACTACCATTTCCAAAAACTTTTCCACCAACAGAAAATGCCTGCATTCCAGAAACCATTCCTCCACTGCGATATCCCTTTATCAAACCGCCCTTTGCCATTCTTAAAGCCTGTGTTCCAGCACTCAGGGCTGCTGCAATTTCCGCATCTCTTGCCTCATTTATTGCTGCCAATGCTGTGTCTCTTCTTGATGCAGCGTCAGCCTTTTTCTGTTCTGCTGTATCTGCTGTTATTCTTCCTTGTGCTGCTTCAACATTAATATCATTAAATTCAGATTGTGCTGCAATTTCTGCTTCTTCTCTTAATTGTCTTGCTGTTCTTACGGCAGCAGCAATTTGCCTCGTTACGTCTACCCACTTTTTCCTGATATTTTCTACAGAATTTCTCACATCTCCGCCCACCTTGATTTGTGCAACTGCAACATCGTATGCTTCCTTTTCAGCAGAAATCTGATTTTGTAACTCATCATATGTTTGACCCTCAATCTTTACTGCTGCTTTAGCATCGGCAAGTGCCTGCTGATTATTTGATAGAGATTTTTGTTGAGCGGTTAACTGATCTTGCAAAGGTTGCAACCTATTAACTTGAATATCAAGTATTTGTGTTTCTCTGTCATATATAATATCTTGAATTCCCTGAATTTGTTGATCAATGTTGTATTGCTGATCTTTTAGTGGTATTAGTTGAAGATTTCTTTCATAAATTAAGTCTTCAATTTCTTTAATTTGTAAAGATACTTGATATGATTGATCTTGAATATCCTTAATTCTTTGTTCTGCTTCTTCTCTTGATAGACCACCCTGAGTTCTTAATCCAGAAACTTCATTTTGCATACCCTGCTCAAAAGATGACATAAGTTGATCAGAAGCAAATTGGGCAGAAGATTCTCGCATTGCTTCAGCAGCAGTAGCAGCGGCATATATATCTCCCTCAGAAAGTGCTCTAGAAAGATCAATTTGTTGCTTTTGCTTATTGGAAATTTGATCATTTATTTGAGAAATTTTATTAAGTGCATCTATTCTCTTTTGATAATTATTTCTAATTTTTTCTTCTTGATCAGATAAAAGATCTATATCCCTTCTTAAACCTTCTGCAACCCTACTACGCATTTCGTCTTCACGATTTAGCGTTTGAATTCTTCTTTGATCAATTTCATTTTGTTTCTCAATAGAATTAATTTGTCTTTGAATCATTTCTTTTTGTCGTTCAAGATCTCTGATTCTTCTTTGATCTGCACTATTTAATTTTTCTATTGCATTAATTTGTTCTTGAACAGCATCAATTTGACTTTGTAAAAGATCTATTTGCTTTTCATTTGCTGCAATTATTGGTTGCCATTCTCTTTCAATTTCTCCAAATCTTTGTTGGAATAAGGCCTCTCTTCTAGCAAAATCATTAAGAATTGGTTGCCTTGCTTCATCAATGGCTTTTATGGCCTCTTGTTGTTTTTCTTCTTCAGTTGCAGTTGCGTCTGCCAAATCTTTTTTAGCGCGTGCTAATTCTCTTGCTTGCTTTATAGCATTTTTATATTCAGGGCTTGACTTTTTATATGTGGCTATAACATCTGTAAGTGCTTGATTTTCAAGAATGGTATCTCTTACTTCTTCACTTTCCCCAGACAATTTTCTTGCTGCGGTTGTTTTTCTTACAGTTTGTCCAACCTCAACTTTTAGTCCTTGAACTGCTTCTGCTCCAGTAGATTTGATAAAGTTTTTAACAAACTTGCTCATTTGCCCCTTGGTTAGTCCGAGGAGTTCTTTTGCTTTCTTTAGTCCCTCTGGACCAGCACCAATCATTTCAAGAATTCGTGTTGGAATTTCTATACCTTTAAACTTTGATTTTAATTGATTCATTAATGAAGGAACAGAATTTGCAACATCTCCAACAAATAATTTCATATTTGCAGAAATTTCTTCTGCAAGACCTTCTAGCCAAGATTGTGACTCTCCTCCACCGCCGCCAGAAGTGTCTTTTGGTTTTTCTCCAGTTGCTTCAGCACCTCCAGAAATAAATGGTGCGACTGCTGAAAGCCCTGGAGCAACAAGTCTATCTCTTCTAAACGTTTCTCCACCAACCCTTACACTTTCTGTAAATGTTTTTTCTCCTGCCATGGCAGCCTTTATTGCATTAGGATTAGACAAAAGTGATATTGCATATGGGTCTCCCTCAAGGCTTAGCATAATGGCAAGATCAATAGGCGTAAGGCCGCTTGGGAATGCTGAATTTAATGCATCAGCAATTTCACTTGCACTATCTGCATTTACTCCAAGAACGTTTGCAATAACCTTTGGAACTATTGTTGGTTTAATATTTCCTAATGAATCTACCGCCTTTTTACCAAAAGTACCTACAGCGTTTGTGGCTGCTTGGAATTTTTCTGGTAGATTTTCTACATTAATTCCAGCATTAACTAGATTTGCAACAAATTTTTCAACATTCAAAGTGAAAGGGCCAAAAATATCTGGGTTAAGTTTCATTTTATTAATATCTTCGATTGCATTAACTATGTCGTCTGGATCAAATCCTTCTTTCATAACTATTTCAAGATTTATTTCTTCGTACTCTGCAAGTTTTGCTACTATATTGCCAAATTTAGTAATTTCTTCTTGTGAAGTCATTATCTTTTTTGCTGCTGTTGTATCAAGAAATTCTGTTAGTCTTGTGAAAACTTCAATTGAGTCTGTACCCAGTTTTTTAAGTTCTTCATCTGCAACCATAACATTCTTTGCTAATGTTTTTGGTAAAACCTGTTTTGATCCAAATCCGAAAGATCCACCCATTCTTTGTTCAATAAAGTCTGCCATTTCTTGTTGATTAAAGGTAATGTCAAGTCCCTTGTATAGTCCACTCATCATTGATTGAACTACTTGATCAGCAATTTGTGTATATGTTCCTTCAACATCCTGGAATCTTTGTTCTATATTTTCTGGGGTTAATCCAGAAAGAGTTTTTGTAAGAACTTCTTCAACATAATTTTGTTGATCTTCACTAAGTTGTGCAAATGTTTGTACATCAAAAAATTGTTGCGCCAGTGCATTTGGATTAAATCTTTGCGTAATTCTTTTAATTTGGTCTTCGTTAAATCCAGCAAAAGATAGTTGATCTCCAAGTGCTTGCAGCATTGCTCCAGTATCTGAGCCGACGGCAAATATCTGACCAAGGTAGTCTGATGTTTGTTGTTGCAGGGTATCAATTTCGCCAGACCTACTTGTATATTCTTCTAAGGTTATTAAGCCCTTTCTTCTTTCTTCTTCTAATACTGCTTCAGCATTAGTTAGATTTTGTATTGTTTGTAAAGCAAATCCAAGACCTTCTCCTGTTATTTCAACTTTTTCTATTTCTTGTGCTTGACCTAAGAAAAAGTCTGAAAATGTTTTAAATACGTTTATAGTTCTTAAAATTCTGTCAAAGTAGCCTTCTGTTGTTACTCTTATTTCGTCAGGATTTACTCCAGGTTGCTCAAAAGTTCTTTGATATGCTCCCATTCTTGAAATTTGTGATACCTGTCCTATTTCTGGTGCAAGAGTCATTCTTTCTTTTTCAAGATTTATTAGAGTTTGAGATCCTGATTGAATAAACTGATTTGCAAAATCTCTTGCAATTCCAGACTTTAGAAGGGCATCTCCTGTTGCTTCTGCTATTGCAAAACCGAATGCCTTTGCTTTTTCTTGTTCTAGTCCAGATGCTACTGCCTGTGTTAATAGTCTTGCAACTTTTTCATATCTTTCTGCTGACGATGCTTCTCTTAATTCTTGGATAAATTTACTACCCGCTTCTGATTCAAAATATGAACTAAATTCAGTCATTGCGGCGCGATCTTCTTCGCTGAATCGGAAGAGCCTATCTTCTAGTTGAGGTGGCGCAAATCCCGTAGCCTCCTCAATTATTTTCATACCATTAGCAACACCGCCAATATTTGCTCCCATTTCTGCCGCTTTTTTGGCTGTATCGTCAAGTTGTTTTCTTAAATAAATAAACCCTGTTGTCAAACCACCTATTGCAAGAATTGCTAAGCCAATGGGGTTTGTAAGCATTGGAAGAATCATTTGAAGACCCATCAGGCCCATTGTTACTGGCATAACCTTTTGAGCCATTTCTCCAACACTGCCGCCAGCCATTGATGCAGCCATAGAAAGACCCATCAGACCCATTGTTGCTGCTCCACCACCAGCAGCAATTCTAGATCTCATAGCCTGACCCCTGGTTTGTGTTCCATCACCTACGGGGGTAGCAAAATATTCAGAGACTCTTGTTCTTAATCCTCGCTTTCTTGCCTGCTCTTCAATAACCATATTCTTATTACTTTGTTGTGCCAAGGCTGCGTTTCTTTGAGCCAAATTAGCATTTGATTGTGCCAATCTTGCCTGCTTTTCTTGAGCCTGGGCTTGCTTTTCTTTACTAGTCTTTAATCTATCAAGTTGTCTAATAATTTGTGCATCTGTCATGCCTATTCTTTGCATTTCTCTTATGTTATATGCTTCTCTTCTGCTGGCAGACTGTGCAATCATATATTCTCGTTTTGCGGCTCCTGGTATTAATCCTGGTGCTGTTTTTCCAGCCATGATTGATTGTTTTACTGATTCTGCAAATGAATTACCAACAACTTTTCCAGCCTTTGAAGCATCACCAGTATTTTTTGCTGCCCCCACTTCAAGTCCATCAACATATTGAGTTACTGATTGTTGCGCCCTAACTGATGGACTTCTATTGCCCATTGCCCTATCTGCTTCATCGGCAACTAATTTTCCAATTTTTTTGCCACTCATTGCTGCTTCTTGAATTGATTGTCTTTCTTGCTGTCCTAAATTAGTTCCTTGAACTCTTGCTGGTATCAATCCAGGCATGAATGGCATAGCCCCGACTGACATTAAATGAGATCTTTGATATGAAGAAAATCCTCTTGGTGTTTCTAGCCCTCTTCTAGAAAACTCTCTTTGTGTAACTTGAGGCATTCTTCTATAAGTAGAAAGTGGTGCTCCTACTGCACCTGGCATTTGTACTGTTTGAGTTCTTATTCTAGATGCTTGACCTTCACGAACATCAACTCTTTCTGCTCTTGCTAAACCACCAACTCTTGCAATTGTTGTTTGTTCTCCTAGAAGAAGTCTTGTTGCAATTCTTAATCTTTTTCCTTCTGTTGCAGTTAGTTCTCCATTAACTGCTTTTTGCTTCATATATTCTGAAAGTATTTTATTAACTTCTGGCTTTGCTTTTGTAATTGCTTCATCAATAGTTTGAGATGTTTTAAGTTGAGAACTTATTTCTCCATGCATTTTATTAAATAAATCGTCAAGTGGGTCGAATGCCTTAAGAGCAGACATTGAAAATCTAGAAAGAGTATCCATTCTTGTGGCAAAATCTGCTGCTGCTTTGCCAGCGGCTGCAAAAGAGGCCTGTCCTGTTGGACTCATAAATTCACTACGACTTACGCCAAGCATACTTTGGTTGCCGCCTGCCCCTGGCTGCATTATTGCTATTGGAGAAATTGGTTTTGCTGCACCAGTTAAATAAGACCCAGATACGTTTGTTACTCCATTAATAAATCCTGGTATTGTTCCAGCATTCATTGCTTGAATCATTGGACCATATTTTTGTGTTGCTTCTTTTGTTACAACAGATTCTCCAGGTGTTAGCATGGCTGGAACAGTATCTTTATTTCCTGTTCCTGGAACAATGCCGCCTTTTGCCATCCTCATTCCCCCAGGTCCAACGACAACAGTTCCCCCAGTTCTCGGTCCAGTAACTACCGTTCCTCCTGGGGTACTACGGGGAACATTGCCAGCAGCACCCATACCAAATGCTAATGGTGCTGCGGCAGCGGCATTAGAAAGTGCTGTAGTATAGTTTCCAACTAGAGTAATCAAAGTTCCTAGGGCTCTTTGTTGTCCTAAAAACTTACCTGTTAATGTATCTGTTGCTCCACTCAGGGCGTTTGCTGCTGTAGCGGCTTCTCGCTCTTCTTTTGTAAGATATTCAAATGCTGAGGTATCTCCCCTTAATCGTGCAAAAAACTTTCTCATTACTTGAACAAGTTTTCCTATATTTGCAATACCGTTGGCAATCAAACCAACAGTCATGAGAACTATGGGGCCAATTCCTGCAATGGCTGCAACAGCAATGGCGATTGCATTTTTTACTCCATCTGGAAGATTATTAAATGCATCAAGAACTCTTGAAGCAATATCAATAACTGGAGTTAATGCCTTCATAAATGTTTCACCAATTGGTGCTATTGCTATCTTTAACTTTTCTATTGCCGCTTGAAACTTAACACTTGTTGCTTCTTCAATTTTACTAAGTTCTCGTTCTGATATCTTTGCAAGATCTTCTACAGACATTGCTGTCAATTCCATAGTTCTTTGTGCCTGACCAGCATCGTTTGCTATATTTCTAAACAAAGCGCCTAGTCTTGCATACTGATAAGTTCCAAATACCTTCTGTAAAACCTGCTGCTGCTCAAGTTGTCCTAGTGCAGAAAGGGCTTGTCCAAACTCTGTAACAGTTCCCATAAGGTCGCCCCTATTACGCTGAACAATAGCATCAATGCTAATTCCATATTTTTCTGTTTCTTCTCTGGCTGCCTTTGTTGGATTAATTAATCTACCCAAACCAGACTTTAGAGCGTTAGCACCTTGTTCTGCTGAAACACCGCCTTCTCTAAGAGCAGTCATAAATACAGCAAGATCTTTTACATCTCCACCCAAGCCTTTAATAACTGGAGCAACGCGAGGAATGGCTGCTGCCATATCTTGCATTGTAAGAATAGTTTCGTTTTCTACAACGTTTAGAAAGTCAATGCTTTCTGCTAAATCCTCGCTGCTAATTTGAAATGCTGTTTGTAATGCTACAACTGCTTCCATTGCTTCAGCATTTTCCATTAGACCTAGTGTTGCTAGTCTCAAAGTTTGTTCTGTTGCAGCAGTAAGATCATTATTTCTAGCACCTGTTGCGGCAACTGCTGCTGCCAACTCAACAGTTTCTGCCAAGGAATTTCCGTATCTTGTGTACTCTGCTCCAAGTTGTTTTACTGCTTCAAGATTTCTTTCCATTTCGGCAGTAGTTGTTTGAAGATCACCATAAACTCTTTTAAATGAAATTGTTCCTTGATCAATCTCTTTAAATGCTTTCGCTGCCGCTGCACCCATTAAGCCTAATGGTATTGAGAAGCCAACCATCAACTGACGACCAGCCCACTGCGTATTCTTACCCCAGTTAAGAAGTTTTGTTGTGCCAAGATCAATCATTCGGTTCATCATCATTTGACGTTGAGTAGCAATTGCTGTTCGTGATGCCTGAGCATCTAGCGCAGTTGGCGTTAAAGCCATTGCTTGTGCTGCGCCAGTAGCAGATCTACCTAGGGCTACATATTGGGTCTGCATCTGCCTTACATTTTCTGTCGCAACTTGATTCATCATCTCAAATTCGCGCTTAAATACCCTACTCATTCCAGGCAATTGTGATGCAGCAAATCTTGTATATTGACCAAGGGACATTCTGCCCTTATCTAATGCTTGGGAAAATTGATCTGTCGCAGTGCTCATTGGCACAATGCGTGCTTGCCACATTCTACTAGCATTTGCACCGTCTAAAAGTGCTTTTGATAAAGCGGCTTGCTGAGCCGCAGCAGCACCACTAGTAGCAGAAATAGTGCTGTTAAGAGTTGCAACCTGACCCTGCAAAGCCTTAAGTTGAGCCATGGCTTGCTGAGTATTTACAAGTACATTAATACTAGCATTTACGGGGGCTGCCATTTAAATATTCACCTTATTAAATTATACCATTACCCCATAGGACTTTTAGGACCATCTTTACCATCTTTTACAACAGCATAATGTAGTCCATTATTAATTCCTATACCCGCTTTTGCTGCGGTACTTCCTTGCAAAGAAAGAACATCATTAGAGTCTGTTGTGGCTCCACGACTAAATACTCTTGCCTTCAAATCTTCCCATTCCTTTTGACCTCTTTCTTTTCCGTCTGAAGATTTTGTGTTGGCATCAAGGTCTACCCCTTGCATTGCAGCAAAGAATTTTTTTTCTTCATATTCTTGTTCTCTTTTTGCAAGAAGAATAGAAGTAAGTTCGGGCATAGAAAGATTATTTTCTAATTCTTCATAATCTTTCCAGATGCCTAAAAGGAATATTTCAGACTCTATTTTGGCGAGGTCTAGTTCGTTCCAGGTATCCCCGCCGCCAGTACGTTTCCCTGAGCATCCAACTTAATGCCTGCGGCTGCCTCAATAACCTTGTAAACGCTAGGAAGATCAATATTATCTTCTAGTTCAGAACGATCTTCTGCGTACTTTGGGTCGTACTGTTGCATGGCAATTTGAACGCAATCCATGAGGAGATCCATAGACTTATCGTTGCTATCTGCAACCTCTGTAATTCCCTCAAACTTCTTCATGAATTCGCGCAATAGAGAAATTTTTAGTGGACGCATCTTAACCTTAGTGCCGTCCATCATTTCGATTTCCATTGTTTCATATACGGTAGTAGCCATACTATTTCCTTTCTTTGTCATAGTAGAGAATAGTATATCATGAGAAAACCCCCGTCGCAATGACGGGGGCAATCTCTATTAAATTATATTGTTTATCAGGTGGTAGCAGAACCTACTGTACGATCAACAATCTTTCCGTAAGAACCTGAAGTATCTTCTGGTAGTAGGCGGAAAGAAACCTCAAACATGGAGGGTTCATCGCGCTTTGCAGATACTGTTACGTTATCAATTGATAGCGCACGGTAAGCAATGTAGATACGCTCTACATACTCTCCTGGGTCACAGTCGCCTGTGCCTGGACCAACTGCAATCATGCCTCGCTCTACTGGACATTCACCAATAGAACCAGATGATAGATTCATAACGCTAGCAGTAGCGTTTGTTCCTCCATCGGCTCCTAGTGGATTATCGATAGTAGCATCGGCATCAAGGTCGTTATCTGATGCAGCAATAGCAACTAGAAGGTTCTCTAGTGTAGCCTCAGCAAAGGCTGTTGCAAGATTAACCTGCATACCCTGCTTGTACAACTTAGCAACGTCAAGAACCTGATCGACCTGGACCTCACCGAAATCTGGCTGGAACTGTAGTTCTAGGCCGTTCATTGTGTAACCAACGTTACGGACTAGTGCTGTTCCTGCTGATCCAGAAAGGGTCTCATTGTACTGTTCGCCAGGGACGAAGTTTGGCATTGTTGTACTTGGGCTGAACTCTCCAGAGTTGCTAACAAATAGTGCTGCTGCACCTACGATGATTTGCTTGGAATCTCCGCGTGTATAAGCCATATATTTTCACCTCTTTTTCATAGTTTTATAAAACTATGGGGCGTTTCCTCATTTACAATTATACAGCAATTTATGCCAAATAATCTTCTAGCGACTTTGTATGATGATAACAAACATCAATCATAAATTCTGTTACATAGTATGGTCTAGAAGTTTCTTCTCTAATCGATCCTTCAGAACTAGGAGACCCAGACCTTGATTGGTATACTCTTAAATTATGGAAATATACTGGATATAATTCAGAGCCATTTTCTTGAGACCTTATCCATTCATTGATATCCTTAGCAGCATCGTCTTCTCTATCTAAAATCAATTGCATAGCAGCAGACCACTGTAATGTATCAACAGGTTTTGCTTTTAGATAATAAAGAAAACTTTCTCTTTTTTTAGGATAAAATGGACCCGAAGCAAATCTAAAAACTCTGTCATAGATAAAATATGGCTTATTTTCCCACTGCTTTTGTCCTGATGCGGAATCTCCTATTGGAAAAAATGGCAACTTATTTCCATATTTTTTTGTTTGCACAAGTGTTGGATCAAGTTTTACCATTGTGTCCCACAAATATCCATTTACAGCAAGTGGGGGTACAGCAAGTGATTCAAAACTCATAAGATATCACCTTTAATACTCATATATGCCATTCCAGCCCTTCTTCCTGCACTTCTTCCTATTTTAGCACCTGATGAAAAAAATTGAGAAAATTCTTTTGGAAAGCCAAGTTGTTCATATATTCCAGACTGTTTTAATATTGTTGTTGTGAAGTATATTTCAAAAAAATCATCAACCGCTCTTCCAAAACTTCCTGCAACATCATCTCCGCCAGGATTTTCTATGAAAACAGAATTAACAGTAAAAACTTGTTGTCCATCTATTTCAAATGCCAGTGCGTCTGCTGACATAGGTTCTACTAAAATAGATATTTTATTTTCCATAATATTTGCTTTATCAGTAAAGGGCTCACTAGAATTTTCGCTAATGCTGCTTGATGGAAGAAATTCTCCTGTAAAACTTATATTATTTTTACTTGCTACTCCGCGAATTTCAAAAAGTCTTGCCGAAGGATCTCCAGCCCTTTGCCATTCATAAACATGATGCAAAGACTCTGGGTTTGCCTTTGCTTTAACATCAATATATTTTTTTAGTGCTTGTTCTGTTATTGCTGCTAATTGTGTATTGAATGCAAGGGTCCCCATTTCTGCCCCATCTAAAAATCCCAGGGAGTACTCTATTGCATTGTGCATAGTCTTATTAAAATTTTTTCTATCAAACCTTAATTGAATCATACCTCATCAAAGTCCTGAACATCTGATCTATTAAAAAGTATTTTCCAATATTCTATTTGGTTCCAAGGATTGACATAGGGCTCTATGGCAAAAATTTCATATATTGTAGACTTACCTTCTCTTGGTCCTGCTGCCTCAATATAATATTCCTCATTATTTGATTTATTTCTAATGTTTGTTATTAAGATATTTGTTATTGGATAGATAAATCCTTCTATCGATACCCTGGGATCTTTTTTTGTTCTACCAATAAGTTTGTCTTCATATTCATTAAATTTTCCAGTCTTTAGTGCTTCTTTGTCTACTGAACCTAAAATTTCTACATATCCATCAAGGGTTTGATCGCATATCCATTTTTTTATTTCTGCCCCATATTTATCCTGCTCTTCTGTAGCATAATAAATATCTAATGACATGGGAAATTTAAAGTCTGTACAAATCATTACAGAACTCCTAGTTTATAGAAGTTTGTTGTATATCCTTGTAAGATTTGATCAACAATTCTATTTCCTGTACCCTGCCAAGCCAAGTCCGAATATTTGACGGTAAACTGATCTGTTCTATATTCTGTAATATATTTATTTACATATGAAAGATTGTTACAAGAAATATCATTCATCAACATTTTGGTTGCGTCCTGAATATCTGATGGAACTACTGGATATCCAAATTCTCCTGTAATTGTAAAATCATATCCGCTTGGAAAAAGATCAAACTCTCTTACCTTGGTTAGTGCAGCAATTGGATCATCTGCATCATTATAAAGATTAAATGAGTCAGATGCTGCCAGAGGTAGATCTACTGGTTTGCCCTCTGATCTATTGTAAAGACCTTCTTGTCTAATCGTTATTGCTGCGTGATCTGATGTAATGAAATATACATCTTGAACAACGCTTGCACTTGCAAAGCGGTCATATACTTTCATGTTATTTCTATAAACATGATTAATTCTATTTATTCTATTAGGAACTGAAAGATAGTCTCCACCTAGAGCAGTAATATCAATGGTGTCATATGTATAATAAAATCCACCTGTAATTGCATCTATGATTGCTCTTGCAATTCTTTCATTCATTACCGCCATTTCATCTTCATCGGGGGTATCTCCAACAGTATATGGATTTACATATGGTCTTTTAATACTAAGATTATCCATAACAACAGTATTTTCTGGATTACCGTCGCCATCTAAAGAAAAAACATTTACAGCATAATCATCATCAAACTTTTCAAAGAATTGATCTAATGGTTGAGAAATATTTCCGCTACTGTCTGAAGTAACACTATATTCAGCAACTAATTCAGATTTTGTGCTATAAAGATTTAATGAATAATCGGTAGATGCTTCTAGTCCTTCATATTCAAGGGTAATAGGAAATGATGATGGTTGTCTAAGAATTATCATGCCTTACCGTAATATGTGGCTACTTCCTCTGGCGTTGCTTCACGAACATTCTTATTTGTGAGCCACTTTTCGGCAACCTCCCTAGAAATGATATTGTATCCTGGCTTTAACTTTCCGATACCCTGCCAATGAAGGTTCTTTGCTGCATAAACAGCAACCTGATCATTTTCTACCTTGGGTGTTTCCTTTTCAACCTTTACTGGTGGATAATTCTTTTCTGCTGAATGAACAGTAATTACTCCATCATCATTTGCATGTGCATTAGATCTGGGAGCAAGTCTTGTCTTTGATGGTGCTTGAATAACTGTTTCAGCATATTCTTCTGCTTGTGAAATACCAGCCTGAATATCCATAATTTTTGCTAGAATTTTTGTCTTAGTCTTTGCGTCCCCAAGATCAATTCCATTTTCTTCTGCGTATTCTCTAAGTTCTTTCGCAGTTTTTGATGATAGATGTTCCATTAATCCTCCTATACCTCTAAAATCAATTATATCAGAATATGCTTGAGGGGGCAGGTTTTTGGCCTGCCCCCTACAAGATTTTTTATTTAGTTATCAGGAAGTTGGAGCAGATGCATCAGCATATGCAACTGCGTCAAGTTCCTCCCATGTGATGCCTAGACGGACGAATACTGTGTACTCAATTGTGTCCTTCTTGGCCTGGTACTCACGGTTTACTGTGATATCGCGCTGGAAGCCCCATACACGGTTGCTTGGGAATGTCAAATCGACATAATCAGCAGGGTAGTAGGGAACCTCAAGAACGTCAACACCGAGAACGCGAGTTACGTTAGCATTGCCTAGTGTCTGGCCTGCACCATCAAGGTAAGCCTGACGGTTGCGCTCTGTGCCAGCAACGCGGGGATCAAATGCTGCTGCAATAGCATCAGCAAGTGTTCCGTTGTTAGCAACGATACCAGCGAATGCGTCTGTGCCTGCGTAGAACTTAAGATTGCTCTTAACTGCGCGGTACTTGCGTGGCATTGCGTAGATGATCTGCTGCATTACTTCTGGTGTCCAAGCATTGTTGGAAACAGAAACTACTGCCTCATGAGCATCGCTACCACTGGTAACCTGATGAACGAAGCCGTCCCAAATTCCGAGGAATGGGTCAGCACCTCCATCACCATTGATAGCAAGATCCTCAATATCGTTAGCAAATGCATTGGTCATCAAACGAACGAGATGATCCTCTAGTGCGCCACCTTCGATGTTGTCTTCAAGTGACTCTGTTGAAACCTCCCAGTCAAGGCGGATCTTTGTTGTTGTAAGTTCTACCTTTGTGAAGGTTGCACCAGCGTTATCATATGTGCCTAGTGCCTGAGCAGCAGCACGGATAACGCGCTCACCAACGTTAACCTTCTCAATCTCCATTGTGTTTGCACGCATTGTAACTCTGCGACCATCGTTAGCAAGAACGGTTGCGTCCCATACATAGTCGATGAATCGGTTAGCCTGCTCTGGGTTTAGGAGACCGCTAAGTGTTCCTGTTGGATTAACGGCGTTTGGGCCTGATGTAACACCGTAGTTAGCATTTGGGATATTGCCCAATACGCCAGCAGCGGGGTCTGATACGCCACCGATGCCTCCAGCGGCTACTGCGCCCTGACCCTGGTATAGACCTGGGTTTGGATCACCGTACTCGCCTGAGTCTGATGGCTGATTCTTTAGGATTTCTTCTGACATTTACTTTCACCTCCTGTATTCTTTATTTAAATAGGTCGGACTTGTTGAGGAAACGACCGCCCCATAGAGATTTTTGAACCCTTACGGGCTCTTCCTGTACGATCTCTCCGAGATCGCCAGACTTACGGAAAGCAGTATCTGATTCCACTGCATCTACTCGCTTTCCAAACTCTTCATATGAACTCTTTACTTCCTTGACCTCCTGGCTTACGCCAGCAACCTCCTGGGAAACACCAGTGATTGTCTTATGAAGATCCTCTACCTTTTCATTAAGAGCCTTCATGGTCTCAGCAAGAGTTTCTATGGCTGAAGTTACAGTCTCAGTTACAGTCTTAAGAACTTCATTTTCTGTTGCCTCTACTGACTTTTCAGTTTCTTCAACTTGTTCTGCTGTCTCTTCTGACATTTCAACAGACTCTGTATCCTCAGAAGTTGTTTCCTCTTCTGCCTTAGCGACAGCCTCATCCTCTACAGGAGTGTCCACTGTCTTCTCAACTTCCTCAGCAGTTTCTACAACTTCTGCCTCAGGAGTTTCAATATTTTCTTCTGTCATCTTGCTTACCTCCTTTTCATCATTTTTCATTCTATTTAAAATAGTCTTGACTACATCTGCCTTGTCTGCATCATTGGACTCAACAAACCCTATGTTTTGCATACCTTTGTCGCAGCGTGGGCAGTCGGAAGAAGCATTGGCAGAAAGTTGAACAAGATCATCGCTGCTGCACCAATAAACATTCTCAATTGATGCTTTAGCAAGATAGCCACCTTCATGGTTTTTCTCTATGCTGATAACATTTGCATATTGGTTTGCTGGATTATCAACAAGAGAAAGTTCATATAGTTCATAGTCCTTGATTACTCTAATGGACTTATCCATATCTTCGTTGTAAACATCTTCTGTTTCTTTAATGTTGCCCCCGATAGAAAAACCAGTTAGGGTTCCATCAAGAACCTTTTCCCAGGTATCCTGAGCACCCTTGCTTACATATGCAGAAACATAAACACCATTGTAAAATTTCTTTTCCTCTGGATCAAAGTATTTGTCTTCTTTGAATGAAACAACTTTGCCTACCGCGATTTGTTGATGCATCTCTCTAAGATTGCCACGAAAGGTTTTGAAAGCCTTTAATGATGCATCACTAGGAACAATGTCGCCCTGCCTGTCTATATTGTCAAGCGTGGCAAAACCAGATACGATTCTTCTCTCTTTGTCTACCTTGGCAATTGGCATTGAAAGTTTAATGTCATTGCCGTCGCTAGACCAATGAGCCTTAGACATATTCATACTATCCTAATTATATCAAACGTTTTTACAGTTTTTATCAAATTGTTACTATTGTGTTCTTCTACCCTCGCCAGCAGGATTTCTGCCAGTTGTTGTAGCAACACTATCAGAGTTATTGTTCATTCTTTCAGCATCTCTTTCACGGTTTTGCATAGTGTTTGCCCTGGCATCTGCTGCTTGACGAGCACCAAGAACTAGTGGCTCTTCGCCGCTAGGAATTTGTGGAAGATCAATTTTTGCTCTTGCTTCATTTGGAAGCATAATCTGATTCTTTACATAACGCTCAAGAATTTGTGCTTGTGCAACTTCATCTGTTAGAGTTAGTTCGTTAAACTTTAACTCAATAATGTCTGTGAATTCAGAAATTATTTTAGCAACTACCTTTTCTAAATGTCTTTGTGCTGGTCTGGCTACTTGTTCTTTGAATGTACGATCATTTGCAAGTGCCGCCGCGAGAGAGCCAGAGGTTGTTCCAAGTTTAGACAAAGGAACCTGATGAGCCATAAGTATATCGTCACGGTTCTTTGTTCTATATTTATCAAAAGATGCTTCTTGAACACCATTTTCTACTGGATGCATCTCAAACTCTGGACTATTACCATCTTGATCAGCAGGTAGTGGGACATATAGTGTTCTGTGATTTTGTCCCTTCAAGCCAGTTTGCAAGAACCTGAACAGTCTATCTTGTGACTCACCACTGAGTGTTGCACCCTTTGTCACAACAATATAACGTGGAACAGCCTTATTTTCAAAGTAGTCAATATTATATTGTGCAGCCATCTGGTCACCCTGAAGTGCTGTATAGGCTGAAATAATGTCGGGAACACCGTAGAACGTGTTAAGTGGTGAATAAGACTTGAAATGAATAACCTCGTTTGGACGAGGATCGTTAGTAACAGGATTTGGATTTGTTGCAGCAAAGTTTCTAAAATAAACAACTTTACCGCCAATAATTTGAATAAAGCCATCACGAATTCTACGGACACGCATTGTTGTAGAAGGAATATGACCAATATAGCCAATTTCTCCGTTTACCTTGCGACCAACCTCCATATATCCGTTACCAGTTGATTCAACATCTGTCATAATTTTTTCCATGATGTTGATAAAACTATCTTCGTCATTTAGGCTTTCTAGCCAATCTCTTGCCTGAATTTTAAGACGCTCAATTCTCTTTCTGGCCCTACCAGCCTTGCCCTCGTCTTCTTCATCCTCAAGGCGTAACTTAACGGGGTTTGAGATCTCAAACATATATCCAAGACCAACAATGTTTTGTACCTTGGCATCTACCGCCGCATGGTTGGCAAAGTTTGTATCATAAAAGTTTGCAAGTTCATAAAGATTATATGGTGGAGTGATTACGTCAAAAATACCGTATCCGTTTCTCCATACCTCTCCAGGGTTGATTTGCTTAGATCCAGTATCTTCTTGTCCTACTGCCCTTACGCCTGCGGCCTGAGCATATGCAGGAGATATTTGTCCCTGATTGTTGCGAGGAACATCATAAACCTTTTCCATCTTGTTTTCATTACGAGTTGTTCTGCGTCTAAAGTTTGTATCAATTCCGTCAAAAGATTTTAAATCTTCCCATGACTTAGCAAAAGGATCAAGTTCTTTAAACTCATTTATCTTTTCAAGATTTTCATCTTCGAATGCTTGAATATGATGATATTCCATTATTCGTTATTCCCATACTTTTTAATACCTTGTTGAGCGGCATGAACAGCACCAAGGTCGTCTAGGTTGGGAATTAAGCCTTCCTTTAATCTTTGCTTTTGCTCTTCATACTGCTCATCTGTGGCTCTTCTAATACCTGCATAAAACCACGCTTCGCCTTCTGGCTGACCATAGTGAGCAGCAGCCTTTCTTAATTCTGCAATCTTAGATAAGTCCCCTCGCATCGATGGAATGTTCAGCATGTTTCCATCTTCATCTTTAAACAAATGTCCGTCTGGTAGTCTCCAAAAGTACAAGCCCCAATCATACATTTTTGGCATCCATGTTGCCTTAGACTTACCAATTTTTGCTTTTCTAGTGTTACTCATGGTCATAATTATACCAGATTATGCTGGTTTACCCAAGTAATTTGACCAAACTACGTCACTATAGTATGACGACTCTGTTTGCTGAACAAAAACTCCTTTATTGTCGTCAATAACCTTTCTGTTTGTTCCAGAATATACGTCAAATATATCTTTAGGAGTTATAGCATATGATGCCTGCCCTCCAAGTACATAAACAAATTTCCAAGTTTTATCATTTTCTGACCAAAATGACCAAACTCTCTCTATTCCATCAAACTCTAGTACCCCAGACCAATTTCTTGAAAGAATGTCTACTTTTCCTTCTAGTCCTTCTGTTAAATAGTAAGACATATTGTTATATGTTATATCTCCAAAAAGATTTATATTTCCTGCAAAAGAATTAAAATCTAGTGGTGTATTAAAAGATACCCCTATGCACGACCACTCATTTTTTCTTAAACGAATTTTACTAACAAATTTTCCATTTTGATATAAAGATAGTCCAGGTATATTAACTCTTTTACCAATAGAGGCGTTTCCTCCTTCTAAAAATTCACTTGGAACTGTTGAGGCTGAACCACCTTCTATAATTAAATCTTCAGTTGATAGAGCATTTCCACCCTCTATTATGAAAGGATCTCCAGTTGTATAATAGGCATCAACGGTTACATCTTCACCTTCTGTTTGTGCAACAAAAACTATTAAATTATCTTTTTCTTGTATAGACATTATTTCTAAATCATCATATTGCTGCCCCTCTTCTTTACGCAACATCCACATTTGTAGTGCTGAAATTTCAAATTGATTTGCACCGCTTTGATTTATTGGAATTTCTACACCATATTCTAAATCGTTTTCTTTTTTATTTATAACCCTTATTCCAGATTTTGATGTTGTATATATATATGGACTTGATGATTTATATATTGATATTGCATTTTTTTGTCCATATTCTTTTTGCCCATTAGAAAAAACATATGGATATACTCTTGTTCCATATTTTGTTCCAATAAAGTTTTTAGGAATATTGGGAGTAGACTCATTTGTTTTGTTAAATGTTTTTGAAGATATTTCTAATCTTTTTATTTTTAAAGGATTTCTTATTATTGATCTTTGTTCAATTTCTAAGTTTATTGACATATAAAGATTTTCAATATCCACATTAGTTGGAGGAAAAACTATAACATTATCAGAAAAAAGAAATTTTGTTTGTATTCCCTTGTCTGGGATATCTAGTGAATTTTCTTCATCTACATCTATAATCATATTGCTTGATAATTGTTTTGTATATGGAAATTCAGATACTGGCTTAACTTCTGAATTAGATATATCAGTAAAAGTCAAATACCCCTGAAGAGATGAGAACGAGGTGTCAACAATATTTCCAGTAGAATTATTCTTTTTTAATGATAAATAATTTATATAATTTTCATTGGCAAGATCTTCATAATCTTGTCCTGAAAAATTTTGCAATAATTCTAAATATGTCCAAACTACGTCTGTAGACACTGTTGGATATCCTAGATTAATTTGAAGAGAGTCTAAGCCATAAATATCGTTGTTCTCTTGATTTTTAAAAATACTAGCAAAATAAGATAGTGGATAATACTCTTCCCATCTAGAAAAAACAGAAATATCTAAAAACATCTTGCCATATTCAATTTCTGGTATTAAAGTGTAACTTGCAAAGTTATCGATAAATAATTCATAAAAGTCTACCTTTGCTATTCCAGAACTATTAAAATATTCTGAAATATTTGAATAGTTTGTTTGATTACAAAACCCTACTCTATATATTTTTCCCTCAAATGTGGATGTTCCATCTCCACCTACATATAACTGAACTGATGATGGAGAAGAAAAAAATCTAGAAACTTCAAAGCCATATTCTAGCGATATATCTTGCACATTTATTCCTACAGTAAAAGGTTCTTCCAGATTAATGCTTTCAGAATATATTTCATTATTGTTTATAAGATATTTTATTGTTTGTGATTCTACCAATATATCAAAGTAGTCTCCAGTAATTACATTGTTAAATTTCATTATTGGTCTTGATGAAGATATATCGCTGTCTACTTGAAAAACACCATATATAGCGCTTAGTGAGTCGTTAAGGATATTTAAAGAAGGGAAGTTGTAATAACATTGTTCTGTCCAAGAGTCGTTTGGTCTGAACGTTAAAGATGTTGGATAGTCTCTGTTTGGATATTCTGATAAATATAGTTCATAGTTATCTTCATACCAACCAAAAATGTCTCTTTCACTTAAGAATATATTTGGAAGTCTATAATCTGGAACAGATATATAATCTTTTGTAGCAATTAAATTATCAAAATATCCAGAATCCCATCTATAAAAATCTGGATACATTATATTTTGATTATATTCTGAAGAAGAAAAATCTATAGATATTGGTGTTCCCTTAAATGAATTATCTATAAACTGTGATGAATCAACGCCTTGGCCCCAAACAAACCTTCTCTTTGCAACTATTTCAGATATAGAATATGGATAGATAGATACACAGTCAATTTTAAAAAATTTAAAAGATTGATATGAATATATTCCCCACCAATCTTTTTCTTGTGGAAGTTGCATTGTTGCTCTATCAATTGGTATAGAAATTACTTCTTCAGAATTAATCATAAGAACTGCATTTTTATTTTTTAAAATTAAATGAATGAGCATTGGTCTATACCATTCAGAAACTGGGTGTGAGGCAATGTTATTTCCTATAACTAAAGATATAAATCCTTCTTTTACATAAATTCCGTCAGAACTAGAAATTGGACCAATTATTTTTCTAGAAGAATTTGTTGATGGATCTATTTGCATCCACATTTCAAAGGTATATTCTTTATTTCTTCCGCTTTCATTAAGCATTCCCATTCCAGGAAATATAAAAGATGGTATTTCTGATCCAGATGGGTTTATAAGTGTTGCGTTATCTGTTCCAAATATTATTGGTGATGAATCATTTTTTGCCAATAGTTTATTATTTCTAACTAAATAGTATCCACCGTTGGTAAGAAGGCCATATTGATCTGCAAGAATTCCAGTTATTCCAAAAAATCCTAACTCTGAAGGAATTTGTTGAGGTATAACCCCGAGATTTTCGTAACAAGATATTTGTGAATTTTGTCCGACAGAAAGACCATTAAAAATAAATGTTCTAGCAGAAATATCTGTAGAACTAGTATCTTCCATATCAATTTCTATAATTAAACTTATGTCTCCTATCCAATTACTTGGCAAATCAAAATCATAATTTAAATTTATCCATGACTCTATTTCTGGTGGAAAAACTTTTTCCTTATATACCTTTTGAACAACTGAGTCTAAATCAGTGTATTCATAGCCCACCCTATAACTTTTAACAAAGTCTGGTTTTTGATAAACAAAAAAATTAACAGAAAATGATGGAGTGTCAAGGTCTATTTCTAATCCAGAGAAAAGACCTGGGCTTTTTGCTGATGCTACAACAGCATCTGTAGTATTTACAATAAGAGATGAATATAAATTATCATCAAATGGAGATCCAGTATCTGGTATTGATGGATTATCGTCTGCATTAAAATTATCTAATGTCCATGATGTAAAATATCTTTCTGAATTTGATATTAAAGATATGTAATATACTGGATCATCTAGAGGCCATAGCGCAATTGGATGTTCAGAATATGCCTTACTTGCATAATTGTTTAATGCTACAGTCATAATTACCTCTTACTAATTATAGCAAAGGGAGGGTAGGCTCATACACCTACCCTCCCAAAACCGACCTATTTAGGCGGTTGCCACAGAGGTAGTAATGTCTACGACTTCACAAACACCCGCTGTACAACTAAGTTCCTGGCTGCCTGTTGTGCCGTCCTCTGTCTCATACAATGTTAGCATATTCCAATCTATTCTAGAAGGCATTTTCTTTAGCCACTCTTCATACTCTTCCTTGGTAATCTCCTGATATGGTGCTTGACGATATGTGTGCTCTGATGCAGGCAAAAATGAAACACCACCAATGCTATCAAAGTTATCGTAGACCCACGCACCTACACGAAGCCACTCGTCTTCATGAATATTGACGGTAACGGATGGATTATGTTCTGTCCAATGCTCACGATATGTCTTCCACATTTCAAGATGCTCAGTAGCAGTTAAATCCTTAGTAACGATTGCGCCCTTAGGAGCCTTAATTGGGAAATAAAACACAGTCGTATCATTTGGCTTCATAACATCTGGCTCATTGGGAATTCCAGACTCCTTAAGGAATGTTGTTAGTGGATCTTTGTTATCTCCACGAACTGAGCGAAGGTAATATGGCGAATACCATGGGTGAATTCCACTTGATACCCCCGTCAATTGTGATACTGTTCCAGAAGGCTTAACGCAAGTAATAGACGCAGAATGATTAATTCCTAACTTGTCTGCTTCCTTTGCATTGACCATAACTGACTCTTCACGGAGGGCATCAAGAATTCCTGCCAACTTTTCACCATTTGTAGCAGTAATCTTGTTGCCAAAAATTCCTGTCAAAGAAACACCAAGAAGTCTTTCCTCCTCGCAATTATCCTTCCATGACTTACGAATGTATTTAAAGTTTGTCAATGTTGATTGCCATGTTCCAAGAATTGTGGCTAGTCTAACCTTTTCCGATAAATCTTCTATAGTATCGCTTGCTTCAATGACTACCTCTGTCAAATTACAAAACTCATTTGCACGAAGAAGAATTTCTCCACATGGATTTGTGCCTAATACCTTAGATGCGTCGCGTCGCTCAAATCTATCAACATGCTTGCGAACGCTATCCATATTGTAGATTCCTCGCTCGCCAGACTTTGATTCATATAGGTTTCGCCACTCACGAAGGAACTGTGCAGTATTTGGCTTGGCATTATATACGGCAGAATTATTAGCAAGAGCACGCTGGGGCTCTGACTCCCACCAGTTTCCACTTTTTGCCTTTGCCATTTCAAAATCGTCAAGGTTGGATAGTGAGATGAGTGCAGATCTACGAACGCCACCAACAACAACTACCTCGCCAATCTTGCACATAATGTCATGTGCCTCAACTGGCTTTAATCTTCGTCCTGCTGCCTTCTTAAATATATCCACAGTGAAATGGAATAGAGCATCTAATGGCTCTGGACCAGATGCACGACCACCAAACGTCTTTAGTCTTGCTCCTGCTGGACGAACCTTTGACATATCCCAATTTGGAATTTGTCCCATAACGAGAAGTCCAATAAGTTCCTTATATGCTTTTGCCCAACCCAACTTTGAATCTTCAACAATGATAGTTGTGGCTGTTGAATAAAATTCATCGGCAATTGTTGGCAAATGATCGATATACTTTAACTCTACGCTGAAGCCAACGCCCGTGCCATTCATTAGAATATACATGGCCTCATCGAAGGCTCTAAGGCTGTCTACAGCAATAAAAGAACAGTTGTAGGCTGCGATATGATCTCTTTCTAATGCTGGTCCTGCGGTCATGAGGGCACGCATAGATGGCATAATTTTATGATGAAGAACAGCATCTCTTACCTGAGAAAAAATAATATCATCTGAGTTATAATTATAATTTTCTACAAGATGTTTCTTCATAAAGTCTATGTAACGATCAACTGTTTCCGCCCAGGTCTCTCGTCTGTTCTTATCTTCAAGCCATCTAGCGTATCGTGAAACATGAATAAAGTTGCGGTATGGATCTGAAATAGATCCGTTATCGTCAATGAATGACATAAAACACTCTCCTATATTTTGATGTGATAAGTATTGAGTATATCACTGTTCTGCATGTCAATGCAATAACTTTGGTAACATTTTTATTACCTTTTTATATTTTTAATTTTATTGTTTTAATTAGTTGTGTCTTGACAAAGCAATAAATTTTTCTTGACCTAGTGGTATGCGTGCCTCATGCTCAACATCTCCAGGAATTATAACTAGGGTTCCTGCTGTTGGTTTGATATCCCATTCACCCTTTTCAGTAAAAAATCTAGTTTCACCACCATCTTGAACATCGTTTAAATAAAACATAAGGCTATATGTTTCTTTTTCAATTTCATTTGATTGATTATAGGTATCTTTATGACGGGTTATTGTTCCTTTACCATCTTGATATCTCATAACCATAATCCATCGGTATGGTATTGATGGGTTGTATATATTGGTCCAATCATCAAATACCTTGATTAATTTATCGTAAGCGTCATTATCTCCACGCGACAATATTTTTATATCATAGTGTTGTGCTTCTGTAAGATAACTTCCTATGGGAAATTCTGTATTTTCTATTATCTTTTTACACAATTCAGGATCTAAAACATTGGGCACTATTGTTACTCTATCAATAATTTTTTTATTGGAGGTCATGATGTTATCACAAGTGTTCCGCTATCCTGAACCTTGCGTGAATCATGGGCAGAAATTACTGATATAGAATAATCATATTCTCCCTCATTGATCATTGACAAATCATTAAAAATTGCAACCAACTCTATTCCGCTGTCTACAGATTGAAAGGTTAGATAGTTACTCTCTGATGGATTCATTGTCAGTTCTAACACGGGTGACCCATCTTGTTCGATAACAAACTTTTCTCCATTGACAATGGCGAACTCATACATGCCACTTGGGTTTTTGCTCTGCCACTCCCATGCAAGCGTATTTTGTGAAAGAGACTTGTTTAATATTTTATCTGTCATGTTATCCTCCTGTATTCTGCTCCTGCGTTCACATAGTTGGTTGGTGGAGGCGCAACCTGCGACACGGTAACTGTGCATGAATGGGGCATCAGAATCCAGAATCCTGGAAGGTTATCATCGCCAGAAGCGCATGTGCTTTGCACTTGAACGTTCTGATTTGTTAAGGGTGCTCTTCCTATAATTGTTGATGAAGATGAAATTCCACCTTTTGGGGGGCTGGCGGAAATTGTTGCCTCCATCGATGTATTGTTTAAACTAATTGATGCCCCGTTCCTAGTAAATGTTCCTGTATTTACAGTTATATTATATATAAGGTTGGGATCATAATTGGTTATAGAAAATGATCCAGTTCCAGAGTATGAAATTGTTGGCTTATCAGGAATATATCTTCCTGCCCCCGATGATGCTGCTGCAATAAATGATACATTAGGCACTGAGATCACCAGTAACTAACCAGTTGTTTACTCCTCTTTTAATTAGAGTAGCAAGGCTCCACCTAGTTCTTAGTTTTAGTCCTGGTGTTGCATTTACAGTTACTCCAGGCTGCCCTGCAATTGTGGTTTGACCAGTGCCAGTCTGAACAATTAAAACTGTTGTTCCTATTGGAAAAGATCCATTAGCATCTGTTGGTATCGTTAAGGTATTAGTACTAGATAAATTCATTTCTATTTGCTTGGCAGCATCTCCAACTGCTAGAGTGTACGAAGATGTTTTCTCAACAAATTCTAAATTTAATGGTGCATATGCTCCCTCTAAGCCAACAATTGCAGTTTGTGGTATATCAGTAAAGGTATTACTTTCTCCACTAATAGACTTATTTGTTAATATTTGTGCATTATTTGTTCCAACAACTTCTCCAGATACCCCGTGAACATCGCTAACCAAACTGGTATGGTTATGTATTTCTGTTACAACAAAATTTGTGTTAGCAATTTGAGTTGTACTTGTTCCAGAAATAATATCTGGAGCAGTTGGTATTCCAGATAAATTTGGAGAATCTATTGGAGCATATATAGAAGACGCAGAATTCTCTTTTAGATATCCTTGATTAATAACAAATTCAGTTGTTGCTATCTGTGTAGTGTTAGTATCTGGAAATGCTGTTGGAGCAGTTGGTATTCCAGAAAGCGTTGGTGATTCAGAGTCTGACTTAGTAAACAATATAGAATCAATGGTTGTTGCTAGTGACTGCATATCTCCTGCAACATCTACCCCATCTGTCTGAAGAGGGTAAGGAATTTGATATTGAGAAGTTAGTCCACTAGCCATATATTTATTATATCACTAGCCTATTGGACCACAACCATTTGGTGGTGGAGGCGGTGGTATTTGTAGAACTATATCTTCTTTTTCTTCTTTTTCTTTCATCACTTTTCCTTAAATAAGATACGCATATATCCAAGACATTCCTCCAGCACCGCCGTTTGCAAAAACAGTGCCGTTTGTTTGTGTTGCTGGATATTGATAAACGCTTCCAAGACTTCTCCACCAATATCCATCTTCTACTCCTCTAAATACTCCTGGGCCAGAATAAGAAACATCTGCATTAGAACTATTTGGATTACACCCCATTGCCATTATTTTTAAATAATTTGGTCCATAAATATCTGGATGATTTGGTATATTTATTGAAGAAACTGTTGATGTTGATGCGCCATTTTTATAGTTTTTGCTATTATATAAAAAATTTATTAATTTGCCATAAGAATTTATTGGATTTGAATCAGAAAAACTATTGTTTGGATTTGAAAAAACATAATAGTTAGATGCAAAATAAAAATTTGAAGCATTTAAAGATACGCCAGAACCTATATCTGATGCAGTACATATTTTTATATGAATTCTTGAATTATCAAAATATGTTGATCCCGTGCTTGATGTTGAATATATACTTGCCCAACCATCCTCACTTAGTGGAACGCTAGACAACCCATTTATTCCACATATTACTAAATAATCTCCTATAGATGCAGATGATGGTGTTGCATGATAAACGGTTCCAGTACCTCTGTAAGAAACAACCTGCTTAAATTCTGGACCAGATTTTCTTAAAAGTGTTGCATCAGAGTATCTAGAAAGTCTCATTAAATCATCAAGTCTCCGAATAGAATCCAGGTATCCGTTCCTGTTTTTGTTAAAGTGGCAACGGACCATTGCGTCCTAAGTCTATTACCTGGCGTATAATTAATAGTTACCCCAGACGATGCCAAAATGCTCAGAGTTGTTGATGTTGCTTGCATAACTGAAAAAGATGATCCTACTGGAAACTCTACCGATGAATTAGTGGGAACTGTTAATGATGAACCACCATTAAAAATAATAAGTTTGCCAACATCAGATAGTGCTGCGGTATAGTTTGAAGATCTTGAATTTATATCTACAGTACCAATTGCTGTTTTTACAAACTGAGTTGTTGCTATTTGTGTATTATTTGTTGAATTTGATGCAGTAGGAGCGGTTGGAGTTCCCGTCAAAGATGGGCTTGTAATTGATTTATTTGTAAGTGTTTGTGTTCCACTAAGAGTGACCACCTCTGATGAACCTGATCCGTCCCAAGAAAAAATTGTTCCGAGGTTGTTAACCCTTGCACGGATAGTTGAAGCATTGATCTTCCATTCTTGAAGATTAACAGATTGATTGTTTACCCCCTGAATTGTTATAGGAACAACAGTGCTTACCTGGGGAACAATAGTGTTTGCTGATGCAGAATTTGCAATTAGTTTTACATATTGACCAGAAATTAATCCGAGTTGATTTTCTGTGTTAGTTACTCTAGCATCTATTGAAGAAATACTTGAATCAGAGGAGTCTATTCTTGATTCTATTTCTCCTAAATGAAATTCAATACTGTTTTGAGAACTTGATCCTGCTATGCCGCCCTTATGATAGTATTCAAAGGCCTCAACTATAGAGGCTCTATCGGAAAGAGTTGGTATAACTACTGGATAATTGGTTCCTATATTTTGAGACATTTATTTCACCTAATATGATTATATCATTGTATCTATATACAATAGATATTTTATATTTTAGGAGAGATCTCCTATAATTACCCATTGATCAACTGATCTTTGATAAATTACTACCCCTGAATATTGATTAGTTAAAGTAACTGCTCCAGATTTTGATAAAATGGTTACCCCAGAATCGGCAATAAAGGATAGTTCACCTGTTCCAGTTTTTACTACATCTAGAGAAAATCCTACTGGAAAATTAACAGATGAGTTTGCTGGAATTGTTACTGTTGTTGCAGAAGAAGAATTCATTTCAATAATTTTTGAAGCATCTGTTAAGGATATAGTGTAATCTGTTGTTTTTTCTTCTACGGTAGATATTATTCTTTGATATGTTGATTCTGCTGTTGATGAATTAAGTTTTTGGGATAGCGCATTTGTTACAGTAGTGGCGAAATTAGAATCATCTCCTAATGCAGCAGCCAATTCATTTAAAGTATTTAATGCTTCTGGTGCGGAATCTACAAGATTTAATATTGCATTATCTGTATATTCGTTAGCACCTAATATTGCATTATCTGTATATTCGTTAGCATTTGATTCTGCATCAAGTGGAATCCAGTAGTCTAAACTATTCCATGTAGATATGCCATCACCTATTTTAAAATTAGACACATCTGTTGATATTACTATTTCTCCGCTAGGTATTATTGGATTTGCAAGAGCCCAATTAGACTGAAGATCTCTTCTAATTTGTATTCTAGTAATCACTACTTTTTCACCACTTTTATTATATCACTACCACTGAATTACATCATCTCTTTCTGGAACTTCTTCTGCTCTAAGAGCATAAAGATTAATAGAAATTTCTGATGCTCTTGTCTCTGTTGACTTCTTTTTATTTCCTTCTTGATCAAGCCAGGAGACCTCCTTGATTGTACCCTGGACAGTTACAGGGTCTCCCTTAGAAAGATGAGCGATAGCCTTTGTTGCAAGATTTCCCCAGGCTACTACGGTCCAGCCAGAAGTGTCCTTGTCCTCCCAATCGCCACGCTCATTCTTGCGGCGATCTGAGGTTATAACACGAAACTTTGCCTTCATAGTGCCATCAGTCATTTGCTTTGACTCAATATCCGTGCCGATGCGACCTGACAATACAATATTTGGATTACTCATTTTAACTCCTTAGTAAATAGTTGTTATATTTATCTATATTATTTTTTATGTAGTTTGGCATTTTGTCAATTTCTACTATTTCAAAATTCGTAGAAAATCTATCAAAAAGATCTTTACGATTATATACCCTTTCAGAAATCTTGTCAAGTTCTGTATACTCATCTAAATCAAATTCATCATGAGCAAATGTTGTTAATTTATACTGAATTTGTTCTGGTGTTCCAAGGTAACTAAAATGCCAGCCACCATTATAAATATAGTCAAAATTATCTTCTCCACCAGTTCTCATTTTATTTGGATCTGTCAAATATTTTAATGACGTTGCTCTTGGATGAAACCAATCATGAACAAAAAGATTAAAATAATAGTAAAACATTGGCATATGGATCATATATCTACCGCCAGAATTTGCCATCTCTTTTAGAGCATCTGCTTTTACTATTTCATCAACATCTGATATAACAATAAAATCTTCTTGTTGCAAGTTTAGTTTTTCTATCGCATCTGTTACACCTTTTAATCTTTGATATTGTTCGTAATCCCACGAAATATCTGCATGTTTGGGCTTATCAGAAACATTTACGATAAGTTTTTCTGATGCCCAATCAAATTTTGATAGATTGTTAGAAAGAACTAATTCTCTTTCATTACCACGATGATCACAAACAGATTCAGTTACAACAAAATAATCAACAGTATCCCAAAGTTCTTTCATTCTTAACTCAAGAAGATCAAACTCCCAATGAAACATTGTACAGTCAATAATCATTGTGATACTTTTTCGAAAAACTCATTCCATTCTTTTGCTCGTCGTTCCCAGGAATAGAATTTGTTAAAGTAGTCTGATTGCTCTTTTAGCATTTCTTTATTTGATTTATCCCAATAATCATTGATTGCTTGATTAAGATGTTGAGCATATGAAATTTTAATATCTACTTCATCAGACTTGATTGTCATCATCTTTGGATACATGCCGCCAGTTTCTGGGAGTGCTCCAAGGTCTGTTGTAACCAATGAGCATCCTGCTGCTCCAGCCTCAATCATTGCCAAACACGCAGTTTCCTCAAAAATGCTGGGGTATGAAAAGATATGTGCTTCTTGTAATGCCTTGTGAATATCCTTATTGTCTGCATGTCCATGATAATTAACATTCTTCATAGATCTTGCTCTATCAAATAGTTCTTGATAGATATCTCCATATGCCTGTGTATATCCTGAACTATAAATATCAGTTGATGAATATACATCTAACTCAATATCGTCACGATTAAGGATTTCCATTACGTCAAGGAGAATTGATAGTCCTCTAAATGGGGTAGATGTATAAATAAGTTTTATTTTTCCATCCTTAGGCTTTTCCTTATATTCAATAGGCTCAATAGCATTACGAATAACATGAGCGTTGCTTAAGGGTACTTGAAAAAGATATCTAAACTTTTCTAATTGCCAATGAGATACATATACCGTTGAATTAATAGCCTTCATAAATGCTGGATCACGCATAGGCGCAAGTGATTCATCACTATAGTTCAAGTGCTGCCATAATACATTCTTCTTTGTATACCGCAATTTATCAGGATTTGGTGTAGAAATTAAAAGATTAATATTGTCGTATTGATCAATATTCGTGTGCTTCTTTAGTCCATCAACCAATATTTCTGTACCGCCCTTAGCAGCAAAAACCTGTGGCTTGTCACCACTTGACTTTCTTTGTAACCAATCAGCCATCTTTTCTCCTATGAATAACTTTTCTTATGCCAAAACTGTCTTTTATAAGATCTTACAATTTTTGATTTTAGAAGGAAACCATTTTTCTTATTTTCCTCTTCATCAAATGGGACCTCTTCGCTCTTCCATTCATCTCTCTTAAATGGAATTGCCTGACAAATAGGTGTGCCCTTTTCAAGAACAAAGATATCTTCATCTATTACCTGAAGAAGTTGGAAGGGAAATTCTACCCCAAGAGGGTAGGTATCTGTATCAACCACTCCGCTAAAGGTTCTAAAAGGTAGATCATGTCTATTTGTAGGATGTGTAAACAAGCAACTATATCCTGGTGGAGTAATAACTCTCCAACCTGGCTTCCATTTAAGTAGGTCTAGATTTCCTCCAAATGGTGCAGGCAGTCCTGGTGCTTGTAGTGGACCATGCGATCCTAAAAGTTCTGTAGGAACTGCCCATCTAACATTAATTCCCTTGCCCTTATGATTTCTGAACTCAAGATCTGCTGGTAGCGTAAACATATATCCAGATGTGATTGCGTCTAAAAATGGGGAGCATCCCTTCAGAGTAAGGTTGCTAACAGCAACGCTTTCTTTATTTAATCCAGTTATCTTTTCATTATCCATATGAACAGGCATATTTTTATACCAATCTGGAATATGCTTTGATGCAGGAGTTGGCTTTTCAAAGAAAATATGTGCTTCTTTATCTGCTGGTTCAAACTGGATCTTCATTGTTTTCCCATCTATTGTCTATCCATCTTTTAAGGCTCCAATTATAGCACTTTAATGGATCTGAGGCAAACTTCTTGTCATAATACTGTTTATTTGATAAGTCACTTTTTTGTTTTTGTTCAGCATACCCTCCAGAAGTTGCTGTTGTGCAACTACCTTGAATTTTAACGGGTATATCTGGATAAAGAATATTTCTTCCTAGCCCCATTATTCTTGCTCTATTCTCAAAATCCTCATCTTCATAATATGCTGGGAAATAATTCTCATCAAACAGTCCAACCTTTTCAACAATGCCTGCTCCAAGAGAGAATGCGTTAAATCCATAGTTGCTCAATAGAAATCTTTCTCTACCGCTCAGACCTGCTATTTTTTGTAGTGTTCCTGGAAGCCACACTACATCATTTCCCATAAATATCCAATATGGTGATGTTGCATAGCATTTAATTCCTAAATTCCATGATGCAGCAACACCAATATTGTTAGGCATATTGATAACATGAATGTCGTTATTTTTATATGAATTGCTGTTATCAATAACTAAAATATTATCTATTGGATAGTCAATAGAGTTTAATGCTTCTTCAAGAAGGTCAAATCTATTAAGAACTGGAATAATTAATGCTGGTATTGATTTCATTTTTGCATTTGTGACATAAATGGTAGGGGAAATGTTTTCTGATGTACCACGCGAACATTGGGATCTACCCAAATATCAAAACCACTATTAATGGCCTTGGTACACCATGATAGATCTTCTCCTACGAGGATAAAATCTTCTGTTCGTTCACCAGTTTTTTCATCAATATTGGGAACTGCTACTGGACCAAACCATGGTCGTGGCATATTTTCAAATACCCCACTCTTGACAGCAATAAATCCAAAGCCTGCTCCAGCAACCTTAAATGGCTTCTTATAATCATCAAGCATCTGCTCAGGCATCATTCCACCTCTTGGTTGGCGGTATATAGGAATGTGACGATCTTCCATTAAATAGCATCCAGAAATAATATCCTTATCTGAGTTATATAGAGCAAAAAGATCTACTGGCATCCATGATATATCGGAATCAATCCACATGATCATATCATAGGTAAAATCACCACTACATGGCTGTGTCATTTCAATATTATTTGTATCCCATCCACCAATTGTTGATTCTCTTGCCATTGATACTAGTGATCCACCCTGATTAAGCCAATTCCATGTCAATCCCTCTTGATTAAGAGCATTGGTGCTTAATAGCAGGCTTCTCAAATATCCTGGTGTAAAAGAGTTTCCAGGTGTAGCAAAAACTACATTAAAGTGTGGCTTATTCACTGAGAAATCCTTATCTTCTTATAGTGTCCTACTCGTATTGAAGGATCTAAGTATATCTTATATCCTGCCTCTTGTGCTTTGATACACCAAGAGTAGTCTTCTCCCCAGGGGATAAACATTTCTTTACCCTCATCATTTGTGATGCGCTGAAATTCTGTTTCAAACCATGGTCTGGGAATTGATTCAAATACCCCGCTTTTCATAGCAACAAATCCAAATCCTACACCAAATACTTCAAAAGGGTACTCCTTATGCTTGAGTTTGCTATGATCAAAGTAGATGTCATTTTCCTTAAATGTAAAAAGTGGAACACCTTCTTCATTAAAATATAATCCAGAAACAATATCAAACTTTGAATTATACAATTTCATAAAGTCTTCTGGTGACCACGAAATATCTGAGTCAATCCAAATGATCTTATCATACGTTACCTCGCCGCTTAGGGGTGCTGTTGCAAAAGCATTGAGAAACTTAGATCCCATTGTTGTTGCTTCTCTTGCTGCATTTACCTGTGAAGAATATTCATTTAGATATAAATATGAAATACCCTCTCTATTTAAATATCCCATGGTTGCGACAAGGCTTTTGACGTATTCTGCCTCCATCATTCTTCCTGGAGTAGCAATAAGAATATTTACATGAGGCTTACTCAACTTCCCTCCAAAATTCTAATCCTGAATACTTATTTAGTACATAGGGAGAAAGAATTTCTTCTTTGTTTATTTCTCTGCGAGAAATTTCTGGTCGTACATCATGAAGCCCCTTGAGTCCATACACTCTATCATCTTCTGGAGCAATATTTACAATGTTGGAGTAGTCATGATCATATGTATCTATTCCAAGGAAGTCATATATACCGTCCACAGTTTGTTTTGTATTGTTGATTAAATTCTCATACTCAACAACATGAAAATAGTCTTTATTTTCCTCAAGCATAGCAAATGCAATGCCATACAGGGAATTATCAATCAGTCCCTTTGGACGCATCAAATTATCACATCGAATATCATCAATTGGGCGGTAGAAATTGAATTCCTGCCGTGCCTGAATTTCCTGATCAATAAATGATGGTGATTGAGGATTTTGATAAATCATATAAATAAATGATGCCAAGATATCTGTGATATTACGAACAGTTAGAATTACCTTGGGATCTTTATCCATGTTTCTTAGCAGGACATTAAAGTGTTCTTGAATAGACCACTCTCTTGACTTATCAATGATAATAGGTTCTGATCTATCTGAATAATAGTTTTCCAGTACCCCCATCACTGTGGCAGGCATAACTTCTGGCTTAGGATAGGCGCGGTACTGCTCTGAAGCCAAAATACTTCTTTCTAAATTGAACATCATTCCACACATGGGGGAATTTGCTCCTGAATAAATTTCAGGATTTTGATTTAATATGGAAGAAAGCAGGGTAGATCCAGATCGTGGTAGACCACTTAAAAAATGAAATGTTGTCATATATTTTTCTTTCTACTAGAATTACTTGGCTATTATATCATTGATTGAGTAGTTGTAAAGTTGTGGAGAAATGCGAATTTGACCAGAGTTTCCACCAGCAATCCATAGGCCATTGCCGTAGGCGATGGACCAGATAATTGTAGTCCCAAAGTTTGAGGTGACGGTGGTCCAGGTAGAGCCATCGGTGGAGGTACGCATTTGACCTGAAAGTCCTCCAGCAACCCATAGGCCGTTGCCGTAGCCGATGGAGGAGATTGTTGTATTCCCAAAATTTGAGTTGACGGTAGTCCAAGTGGAGCCGTTGGTGGAGGTACGCATTTGACCTGAAAGTCCTCCAGCAACCCATAGGCCATTGCCGTAGGCGATGGATCGGATGGTTGTATCCCCGAAGTTTGATGTAACGGTGGTCCAGGTAGAGCCATCGGTGGAGGTACGCATTTGACCTGTATATCCTCCTGCAATCCATAGGCCGTTGCCGTAGGCGACGGAGTTTATGTTGGTGGTACCGAAGTTTGAGGTAACGG